CCTTGAGTTCCTTGAAGACCTTGACTGCCCTGAGCTCCTTGAGCTCCTTGAACACCTTGGACTCCTTGTGTACCTTGAGTACCTTGAACTCCTTGAGTACCCTGAGTTCCTTGAACGCCTTGAGCGCCTTGAGTACCTTGGGCTCCTAACCCTTGAGCACCTTGAACTCCTTGAACGCCTTGAGTACCTTGAACACCTTGCGTACCTTGAACGCCTTGAGTGCCTTGCGTACCTTGAGTTCCTTGAACTCCTTGGGTTCCTTGAAGTCCCTGAATGCCTTGTAGCCCCTGAACACCTTGATTACCTTGGCCTCCCTCAACGAGTTTAGTAACAAGATCTCCATCAGCAATACCAGAAGCAAACCAATACTCTTGAACACCATTAACTCCAGTAATAGCTACTGTCAAGCCTTGGTATCTAACAGAAGCACCCAATGCCGCAATAGCAGCTGCTGTACTCGCGTAAGGACCAAATCTTGAATCTACGCTCTTTGGAGCTAGTATATTTAGATTGTCATTAAGATTTATAGCCATATTTATGAATTCCTTAATTGCATTGTGTCAGAACCGGTAGTTGTAGCATAGTTAGTGATATAAATATCATAGTTAACACTTGACCAGTAAGATTCTGGGCTATCGACAGCTAAAGTAGTTGGGCTACCAAACAGATTGGATCCTCCTCCAATACTACCATTATTTAAAGCATTAACATACCATACAGTCTTGTCTGTGCTTGTTGCAGGAACAGCGAACCATAGATAATTTGCTGTTGTAGCATTGAACTGAACACTAACAGTACCAGTTGAAGATGATACAACCTTTGTTCCTGCACCAGCCGCAATAGCACTTTGAATGTCTCCAGCAGTAGGCTCACTATTTGATAAGCCATAGAAATAAGGATGTAATCCTGTGATTGTTGGATTGCTTGATGAGTCTGAAGCACTTCCAGAAGCTCTAGATGCGTCTAAGTTTGAACCGGCAACGCTCTTGTTGTCATAGTATGCTCCGGAACCTGCTCCGTAATCTGCAGTTACAGCCCAGTTATTAGAACCATTAACAACAGTAGCACTACCTAGACTTAAGGTATTACCAGCTTGAGCTGTAGAAGAGATACCAGTACCAGTAAATGTATACTGTGTAGCAGCTCCAACAAGAGATGGACCAGCTGATCCGTCTCCATTGGTAATAGAACCTTGGCTGAAAGTTGCAGTTAGAGTTCTGCTTACTGAACTGCCAACTTCTAATGTTCCGCCACCACCAGAAACATCTAATGATACGCTACGATTGCTGGCAATGGTGGCTTCAAGAGTTGGAAATAAAATATCGTCAAGAATTTCTACAATGCTTTTTGTTTTTAGAACTGAAGCTGCTGTACCGGCACTCAAACCTCCAACAGCAACATTAGTAACATTATCTCCGATAGTAGTGTTATAAACAGTTCCTAAATAGCTGCCACTTATGTAAACTCCTTCATTTGCTACTACTTCTTGAATGGTTCCAGCGTCTGCTAAAAAGTCTGAAACCAGAGTTCTTTTTGTTACTCCGCTTTGTTCAACAATTACATAATCTGTAGGAAGAATATTAACAAGTGTGTCTAGTTGAGCTACACTCATTGACCCATTTACAACTAGAGAATCAACGGTAAATGAACCAACAGTGGAAGTATAAGATACTCCGCTTGGTGTTGCTGTAAATCTACCTAATTCGCCTACGCCCCCAGCACCGCTATAGAATACCAGCGTGCCATCACCTGGGGTTATTAGAATATCTGCCATATTTTTAAACTCCTAAGTTTATAGCTATAGTAAAGCTTCATCTTCAGGAATTCATTACACCAAAAGAACTAAAATTTATACTCGGATATTTTTTTTAGTAATAATTCTCGACAAGGAAAGCGATATTCTTCTATACTTATTCCTATTCCTGTTGTGTTAGTATTGTCCAAATCCTCACAAAATAGAGGTAAGTTATAGACCTTACCTATTCCTTCGAATACTAAATTTTCTACTATAGGGAATAAATCTAGCCATTCAACTTTATCTTCTGCTTGAAGCACCCTGCAAGTTGGAATTTCTAAATGAAACCCATCTGGTCTATAATAAAGTTTAGCCATTCTTTCTGCGTAATGTCTTTTTATCAAATAAATTTGACATCCAAAGTCTGGCATATATCTTCTTTTTATTCTAAACTCTAAGTCATTGGGATTTTCTCTCATTATTGATAGCTGAACACAGTCCCAATCTAAAGGCAGAGACTTAAACAAATCGTCCCATTTAAAGTTCCATAAATCAATAGTAGATAAATCTATATCGTCCTCTATAACTAAAACATAATCATGGTCTGTATTTTCTGTCCAATATTTATTTGTTAGTATATGAGATGTTGTTGGACCATAGCTATTATGACTTATATTATCAAGATGTTTTCCAGTAAATTTCCAACCATACTCAGCATACCTTTTATACATACAAAATTTAAAATTCTCTATATGGTACTTTTTAAGCTGTTTGTATAAGTTTATTCTTCTTTTTATAGACTCTTCTAAAGTTACTATAAAGATAGGTGGTAAGTTTTTTATTTTAGAGGTAGGCTCTATCATTATTTATATAGACCATAAAAGGATGTTCGTAAGTATCTACAAATTGATTATCATTTAAGTATGGTTCTAGATCAATAATATATCCTGGAACAATGTTTTGATTCTTAAACGATCTAATTTTTCTATTTGGAAAGTGTGGAAGGTACTTATCTCTAAAGTTTTTCCATTTTTGCTTTCCATCTTCATATCCTAGATGAAATTCTGCAGCGATGAACATAGTGTTGTTTTTTAGAAAGTACATGTTTTCACTTGTAAAGATATCGTACTCAGCACCTTCTGCATTAATCTTTAGGAAATCTATGTAAGAAATTTTATTATTTTGTAGAAATTGCTTAAATGTTACGATTGTAAATTCTTCTGGTCCTGTAAAAGAGTTTACATTACTTCCTGGTTTGCAGATAGAATGGTTTAAATAACTTATAGGGCTATTTCTACTATTATATTTTAAAGTGTTCTTTACGCAGGTATCCATGAGGTCTGATGATGCTTCTACTTCATAAAGAGCTTTGAGTTGTTTTCTTAGTGCTCTAACTCCAAAAGCCCCAACATTAGCTCCAATGTCTACCACAACATCTCCATCCTTAACAGGTCTCCAGTATTCGTATAAATTTTCTAATTGAACATTATTATAAATTCTGTCTCTTTGTTCTAATGTGGTATTTCCCCAATTTATTTTAGCTAATCTATTCATAGACCAAACTCTAGTAATATCAATAAGATCTGGATGAATCCACCAGTCCTCAAAACTATACCCATCAATAGGAGCAACATCTGGAACAGCTAAAAGATATCCTTTAGAAAAAAGAAAGTCTCTTGATTTTTGTTTATAGCTTTGAGTATCATCTACATAATCGTCATGTTCATAGGTTATAACAGCAAACCTATACTTATCAAAAGGAATTCTTTGTAAAGCTTTATAAGTTTCTTCAGATGTTTTAATATCTACTTGAAGATAATCTACATCTGTAACACCACAATATTCTGTTAATAGCTTATCATAATCTGCTGTAAGAGCATCTTGTTGTAAGCTTTTGTTTCTTCTGTGCTGATTGTAAATTTTTACCATTTCTGGATCAAGCTCAAGACCAACACCCTTCCAGCCAAACTGCTCTAGTAATGCAGTGTTGCTCGTGTAATAAGGAAACGCTGCCCCGACCTCAAGATAAGTTCCGTTCTTTTTACCGTTATGACAGTAAAGCACAAACATATCTTGCAGAGCTTGCGAATGATTATTCTGTATTTCATTAATGTTATCAAACTCATAAATCCACTGATGCTTATTGTTATTATTATAAGCTTGTATAGTCTCAGATTCTTTAGCCATGCCAAACTTTAGAAGTTGACCTCTAAGAAATTGAGTTCTTCCCTCATCTAACTCATGAAGATAGTTTTTAAGAATGTATTCATATGTTCTTCTGGATTCTGCCGGTTTGTCTAATAGCCACGCAAAATAAGCCTTTAAGAATAATACTTCTACAAAATCAAACTCAAGATCATGATATTCTGTTCCTGCATTATTAGAATTCTCTAGGGCCAAATGAACCCACATGTACCCATCAACATTAGCATTTTCTCTTTCGCATAATTTTGCTAAATGAAAATAAGCCTCTGGCTTTGCTGGAAACCTTGCGATCATGCTCTTATAAATGCTATTAAGAGTATAGTTTCTGCCTCCTAAAGCTCTATAGCAAAAAGCAACATGAAGCATAGAGTTGTATCTTAGATCTCCTTCAGAATTTTCTGCTGCTCTTAAAAAGAAACTAACAGCTTCTCCATAATGTTCTACAGAATAATATGCATATCCTAAACGATAACATTTAACTGGGTTTTTGGGATCTAAAATATAGTCGTGTAAAAGTTGTTTATTTATCATAGTCCAGTAAGTCCATCCATTATTTGAGTTGGTATTTTAGCTAAATAAGCAGCATTATCCTGATATCCGAAAGTAGCAATAAATTGGTTGTTATGTATAGTTAATCCAACACAAAATTCAATCTTGCCATTCATAAAAGTAAAAGGCTCAGAAGCGTGTACAATATTGAAATCTTTATCCCATACTATAACTCTATGCCAATAATCAGCATCTTTTCTTCCTGCTTCGCTCCAATAAAGATCTACTTCATGAGTAATGCAGATAAAGTGGTTCTTATAGGAGATTACTTGTGAGCCTCCTCTTAGATCACTTGTTTGGATATTAGCTTGTGGACTAATCTTAACTGTTGTTGTAGTCTTATTATTTATATCGTACTTAACTATTTCTGTTGGATTTGTCCACTTTACAAAATGATAAGGCATGTCTATAATAGGCATCCAGTTCTTTTCACAATAACTATCATTAGGAGGAGGAGCAGGCATTCTGTCTCTAGATAGCTCTTTAATCTTATTTCCTTCTACTCCTAACTTAACCAGTTCCATTCTTCCAACACCGTTTGGTGTTGTGTCTCTTCTAACTCCGCACTGCCAGAGCTCATTATTCCAATGTACTAACCTAACATCTTCTAGTCCAACAAATTCCCATAAAGGAGGAACATCGCTTGCTGTTGTATCTACTAAAGAATAAGCTACTATATTAAGATTGTCGTCAAGCTCACAGATATAATTATATGTAGTAAGAGTCTGATCTATTTCTGGGTGAAGATAAGCTAAAGGACCAAAAGCATGAGAATTTTTTAAGTTCTCAGCATGATATAAAACATAGTTAAGATTTCTAATATTGACCAATAGTTTATTATTTATTGATAATACACTCACATTAGCGCTTGCAGGAGCTTTTAATTCTCCTGCAGGCAAAAGCAAAGGTATAACATCTCCACCCTGATCAATTATATCCTGACATAAAATTCTCATAAATTTTCCTAAGGTTCTACTACTAAGTCCGCAATATCCTTTCTGATAGCAGTGAAATCCCAAAAGAACTCTAAGTCTCTTGCTACGGGTTCTGCTATTCTTATAGTAATAGTATTATTAGGAATGTCAATCGTGTCAACAAAAAGAATTTTAGAATGTTTAATATTCGTCAAATTTACAGAGCAGCCTTCTTGTCTCACTAAGTCTTTTACATAGCTAGGAAGTTTAATAACACATAATCCATTTCTGATTACGTCTCTGCCAGTCATTCTAATTCCATGATAAGGAGATTCTAAGCTTCCATAAACTAGTCTCTTATTTGGATCAGAAGGATGAGGAATATCAAAGCTTTTGGTTGAAGCAGAAAAAGAGCCGTCTACTGTTAGTCTATAAGCAGGATTAGTTGTTCCTACTCCGATATTGGCTCCGTTTTGGTATACAACGCTATTAACAACCGTATCTGTATCAGCAAATAGACTTAAATAATTAGCTATTCCAGATCCATCAATAAGTCCAGAAGCTGTGACAGTTCCACCACCGGCACCTCCAGGTGCAATAAAATAAGGTAAACTAGAATAAGACCTAACACCATCGCCTATCTTTAAAGCGAAAGTGTCTGTTTCATATCCGAATTCGCCTTCATATAATATAGCTCTGCCTAATTCAGCAGGAGCTGCTGCCCAATTAGCTTGGGTATCTTTTCTAACTGTAAATACATTAATTGCTGGCATTTCTCTCTCTCCTATTTTTCTCTCTAAAATAAGGACTTCAACATTATAATACACTATAAAGAAAAAAGGCTGCCGATTTCTCAGCAGCCTCTAATCTTTTAGTTATAAGTGCTAGACTTATAGTGAGCCAAGAATAACTCTGCGGTTATCAAGAACAGCAAAGCCTTGCTCTGCCCAACCATAGTAGCCAGCTCTCTTCTGACGATGTAGTGATTCATCTTCGAAGATTTGAACTTGCTCGCGAACTGGCATGATGAAAGCATCACGCTTGCTCTGGTCAAGGCCAACTACAATCTCAACGTCGCCTGCTGGAAGTCCACCACCAAGAACGTTCTGGTAGTAGAGTTGATACTCTTGGCCTTCGCCAAGTTCATCAAGGTCATGAAGATTAACGCCAAATACTCTTGTGAGTGATCCGCTGCCGTCATTAGCAACGTAAATTTCACGACGAGTAATTTCGTCAACTTGATCAAGACCCCAGTTGCGAATATCTTCAATCGCTTCTGGTGAAACATAAAGGTCGGTAAGCTGGGCACGATTTGTGCTTGTGCTATTACCGCCTCCGTTACGACGCATAACAGTTTTCATGAGAGAAACTAATCTCTTTGTGAACTGACCAGCGCCAGCATCAGCATCATAAACTACGATGTTACGATCAACACCAGCAGCTAGAAGAGTATGCCATCCGTCGTCATTCATCTTCTTGACGAAACCGTTCTCAAGAACTTCCATAGCACGACCAACAATATCCCAACGAGCATCACGAGCATACTTTAGTAAGTAGTCGATAGCGTTAGCAATGTCATAGGTTGGAACCATGACATAATCGCTCTCAACATGACGCTGTGGAATATAGCCATGATTAGGAATTGTATAAGCAACAAAGTCCTTTTCAGTGCCTGGGGAAAGGAAGTCTAGTGGGAATTCTGGAGCAGCACCCGGAGCTAATTGAATAGCTTCGAAGATGTTGCCAAGAATGTCTCCACTAAGAAGACCTTGACGAAGTGGAAGTTCAAGAGCTTTAGCAAACTCATTGGTAGCTGCTAAGGCTTCTTCTCTACGAGCTGAACCAGATCTAATAAGTAGATCTGTGAGCTCTGGGGTAGGTTCAAATTTCTTTGCCATTTTATAGTCTCCTGTTTTTTTCAAAAGTTATGTAATGTTGATGTCGACTTTAGCGTAACCGTCTGCATCCTTGGCGCTGAGCCAACGACCAACTTGTGGACTGCCGCTACCAGTATTATTGGTTAACAGACCGTTAGCAACATAGTGAGCTGGTTGACCAGCTACTGGATTTGCAGCACCATCAATCATGTTGGTAACAACAAAACCTTGACGAAGAACGGTAACCTTGCTACCCTTTTGTACTTCGTCTTTAAACCAATTCATATGCTGTCTGGTTAGGTCAAGATCAACAACGTCGTTTAACAGGAGTCCAGCTGGGTTGGTAGCAGCTGCTGCTGCATACCCAACAACAGCATTAGCATCGTCCATTGAAGAACCAACACCACCTGTTACATGTGAAACAATACCGCCACGTTCGCCTACAGTATTCATGAAAAATGAAATATCTGTGTAGACTTCATTTCTATCTGGTTTTAGAGCCATTATTATTCTCCCTTATCTAAAGTTTTACCGAGTCGGTTGTAAACAAAATCAATTAAAGCTGCTCTTGTGCTGGTCATTTCGTCTTCTGACTCATCTGAACCAACTGTCAAATTAGCTTCTTCTGTAACCTCTACATTTTCAAGAGCTTCTGTTAGTTCTTCTGAAGCCTTTTTCTTCATCATCATTTCTTTCTTATCCTTTTTGGCATCATCCTCAGATGGTGGCATCTTTGGCTTCATAGCAGCAATAAGAGAAATCATGTTATCAAAAGATTCATCATCAAGAGCTTCAAATTTTTCTACATTAGAAGATGCTGATTCTTCATCAAGACCAGCCTCAAGAAGGGAAGCCTTGCGCTTCATCATCATTTCCTTTTTCTTCATTTCTTCTTCTTTGTCCTTGTAAGCAGCGATAGCTTCAAGAGCTGCGTCAAGTTCTGACTTCAGCTTCATCATCTTCTCGTCCTTTTGTGTTTCTTCGTCTTGCTTCTTCTTTAAATTTTCGTCGCTCTTCTTAGCAGCTTCTTCTTTTTCTTGTGTTAAAAGATCTAGAGCTGCTTTGAGCTCGGAGGCTTGAGCTTTAAACTCATCACGAGCAGCATAAGCTTCCTTTACTAGTTCTGTACAATCATTCATGGCTTCTACCTTATCGTTAGGGTTTAAAATTTCTGAACTCATTGATGCCTCCTGTGTGGCTTGTATAGGTGATACACCTTCTTTTTCATTTTCAAGTGTTTTTTGATTTTCTAAAAATTTAAAGTTTTCTTTCTGAAAAATTATACTTTCTGGATTTGCGGGCCTATCTACAAAACCTTTTCCACTAAAAGTAATGTTCCTCAGAACTCTACCAATTTTATGATTCTCAAATTCGCCTGAGCCTCCGTAGGCTCTTAAATGTTTTGTTAGGTATGCTGTTGCTTCTTCTCTTGGAAGTAGTTTTATCTCTCCAGAAGATTTATCCTGAAGACCATAATCAAATCCATTAAAGAAACATTCCATACTAACATACTTTGTTCCTGCTTCAATTTCCTGAATTAGTTCAGATGTTCTTTCTCTAAGTTCAGGCTCTGTAAAACCAGTGTAAATTACTGATGCAGTAAGAACGTGGTATTTCGATGGTAAATTTTCAACAGGAGTATCATTACTTATTATAACTCCTTCTTCTGTTATTGGCCAGTTATTAATAATGTGACCAACGATTTTTGATTCTTGGTGTTCGATATTTGTAGGCTTATGTGTTGGAGTATCTTTTGCTGCCCATACTTCTTTAGGATCAAAAATGTCGTCATTCTTGTTCCAGTCTGTACTTACTAAAATAGATTGAGTATAATACAAATCCTTATCGTCTACTCCTGCGAGAGCTTTGATCTCTCCGCGTTTTACACTAACATCAGAAGATTCTACAGAACAAGCGTATGTGAAACTTGCACTGGCTTTAATTTTTTCTTCTAGACCATCATTTTTTTCTTGTTCAAAAACTTTCATTTTTTAACCTTTCTTAGAGTAGTGTTCATTTATGTTACACCACTTGTCCATAGAAGAATGCTTTACAGTATTTTAGCTCTTCAGTAGTCATCTGTCTATGGATTTCAATTGATAGCATTCTTTGAAAATTCATATAAGAACTATGTACTTTTTTTAGTTCAATACTATTAATAGTATTGAGTTTATCTAAAACAATATCTTCTTTTACTATGGTGTTGGGCTCTAGAGAAAAGAATATTTTAGTTTTAGTCTCTTCTGCTTCATTATATTCTTCCGACGATAAACTTCTCATATTCTTTTTGGAGTAAAACTCAAGTAAGAAAGGATTTACTATTTCAGAGATTTTCTCTTGAGCCTGTATAGCCCATAACTGTAACGAAGCATTTTGAGGAATTCCTGGTTGTGGTTTGAATTCTCTTTGCTTTCTTTTTTCTGTATCACCTTTTCCTAGAGGTCTTCCACTTTCATTAACTGGTTTTTGTGGTTGACTTTTTATTTTTTCAATTTCAGATTCTGTCTTAAGTTCAAGAACTGTTTTTTCTCCTTCTTTCTTTTCGAAAAGTTCTAAGCCGACTTCGCTTGGGCTAGCAAGACCAAGTTGTAGAGCTAACTTCTTAAGACCACTTTCAAATGTTGGATCATAATAAGGTCCACTCTTATTAACCATTCTATTGGTTTCTCTTTCTTTGTTTTCTTTGTTGAGTCTTGACTTCTCAAGATCAGGATTGAAGCCGAAATTAGTTTGTAATAATTCGTCACTAATAACGTTTCTATCGGCTAACTGAATAAGAAGAGCTTTCTCTGCTTCTTCATTACTCAAATCCATTCTTTCAAATTCAATAATAGCTGGTTGACTAAATCCCATAGCTTTTTGAACCATTCTAATTTCGTTGTTCCAAAACTCAAGTAATACTCTTCTTCCGTATTGTAATCTTTGAGTTAATGTTTTAAGGCTAATGAAATTATTGGTTGTTCCAGCAGCTCCGAAGGTTCCAGTTAGAGTTGGTGGAATTCCAAGGCCTGCATAAACCATGTTCAAATGAGGAACATACTTTTCTTGACCAAGAAATTGATAAACTGTTGATTTGCTTTCTATAAGCTCAATATCTGGACCCCAAACAAGATCCATTGTTCCTCCACCAACATTATTTTGTAAGATACTACTGAGTTTACTCGCAGCCGCAGCAGTAGGAGCAATCTTATGGTCCAAGCTACCAAGCTTAAATATACGAATGTTGCTAATAGCTCCATCAAGAGCAGCAAGGTCAGCAAGCTTTAGTTTTTCGATAGTATTAATATCGTCCATCACACTATAAATAATGGGATAAGCCCATGTTTGCCAATCGTCTTTTTTGTAATGGAATACTAATGTTTTGTCAGGATCTAGTAAATATGGCTTTTTTGTTTTGGATGCTTCTATGATACTTTTAGGAAGTTTTTCTACTATAGCAATCTCAGCAGAATTTTTTGGGTTTGTAATCATTTTTCTCAAACCGGTAGGAAGCATAATACAATATGTTTTAGCATTTACAAATCCAGATAATGGACCTCCTACAATATCTACATAAACAGGATCAATAAAAGTATACTTCCAAGGTATTTCTCTTTTTTCATTAGCTGGTACTAATTCCTGGTAATTGATTATCATGTCTGGAGAAGCATGAGTTTTGTATAGTTCTTTTTCTGCTTTAACGCTGATCTTTCCTGTTTGTCTATTTATAACTACATTACCAAGACGATAAAGAGTATTTAGAAATCTTTCGCTACGGTCTGGTCCATTGATTTTAGCAAACCAGTTTTTATAGAATCTTTCTATTCTTTTATTAGGATGAGAAATTCTAACTCCTTGGCTAGCAAAATCACCCATAAGATCTATAACATTTTTAACGAGTCCTACTCTGCTATAGATAAGATCTGAATTTCTAAGAATACCTTTTAATTTCTTAGGAACAGCTTCATCTGGTCTAAAAGCTTCGTAGTCTGCTCTTGTTAATCCTGGCCTACCACTAGTTCCTTCTGGAGTAAGATTGGACCAATCTGCTGGTCTACCCCATCTAGAAGCAGATGTTCTTTCTACTCCTCCAAATTCATCTAAGCTTTTTGAAGCTTGCTCTAAGGCTATTCTTTTATCTGCTAAATCAGTATCATTCCATGTAATATAAGCATTCTCATTAACAGGTTCAGCATCTGGTATTTTTGAGTTTTTCATAATAGTATTAATTGTATTGTATTGTAATTGTATTGGGATTAAATAGTTGATACACCTCTATCTGTAAACTCCCTTGAAAATGTCTTCGTTAGCAGATTCGGTAAACCAGTTTGGTCCTTTGTATAACTGTCCTTCTTTTTTATCCATATTTCTAAGATTACCACCTATTAGATCAAAACTTGCATGTGCTAATTCTCTATTCATTTGTCTTGCTATCATGTTAGCAATAACTAAAGCACTATAGCGGTCCTTGCGGAGTTTTCCTTTTTTGCCATTAGGCAATTTAACATCTGGTGTATCCCATTTATCTCTTCCTCCGACTCCATGACTAGTTTGAGTCATTACGATAGTTGTTAATTCATCTTTTAAATCTTCTATTTCTAATATACATTCGCTTTCATTATCATAGACTTTTTTGATATCGCTGTCAAGTATATCTTCGCCGTCTTTACTTAGAGCTAGTCCTAAACTAAGATCATCGAACCTTGGAAATAATAAAACTTTATCTTCGAAGTCTTTTCTTAATCCATGATTTGCTCCTGCTGTCCAATCGGCTTTAGCAAATTGAACTAACTCTAGTATGTGTAAACCTTGTTGATCGTCAGTATCTTTTTCTTTATCAGGATCTATTATCGGCCAAATAGGAACTTCTCCATGCATTAGTCTGTTTTCATCATGTAGAGCTTCTTCTACTGCAACACCTCCTCCCTGAGCGTCCATTCCTATTCTTTCACATGGAAAAACTTTCATTAGGTTTCGTATTTTTCTAGCACAGAAACCATAAAAGTCATGCTCTCCAACAAGGCCTGTTTTTTGTCTATCTTTAAAGTTGCTTCTATTAGTAGTCCAACAATAAACTATTCGTGTATGATCCGCGTGCATTTCTAAAACAACAATACTAAAATTATCTTGTTCGGACGCTGGGTCAATACCATAAACATATTTGTGTTTTGAATTACCTTGAGTTACTGGATCAAAAATTATTTCTCGCCCGTTAATAATTATAGGATCCTTGTCTCTAGTCACACAACTCTCAATAAGACTCCGTTTAAAAAATCCATCACTATCAGCAGTGAAACAAGCGGCATACTCCATGTTATAAATGCCGGTATGAATCGTGGCTTTGGCTCTAGCTACCTGTCTATCATCCATGAAACCTTTTGGAATAAGTTCATAAGGTATTCTTATTATGGAATAATCCTTCCAGTTAAAACTTTCAGGAGGATCATTGCCGAATATTTCTCTTAGTTTGTGTTTGTCGCCCTTACTATTGATAATAGATTTATAGCGTCTCCAGTAATCAGCAAAGTGCTTGAAACTATAATCAGCCGTACCACTAATTATAGCTTGGTTTCCTTTTTTGATTTGAACAGCTTCTAGTTCATCGCTCCAAAGACCTGCTGCTCTCATTGCTTTTTTACGAGCTTCTTCTTTAACATTTTGAATTGGACTAGCACTTACGGCAGCAAATCCCGCCACCACCGTTTCATAAATATCCGGACTAATACTAGCAAACTCGTCAGCAATGATAATATGCGCTCTGAGTCCTCTAATCTTGCTTCCGTCGCCCATAGGAACAGCAATAGTCCAACTATCGCCAAGACGCATAGTACACCTATCAACATCTCTTCGCGGTCCATCATCATTGCTACTAAAAATGCTTCTTATTATAGGAGCATTCCTCCACATAGTTTCCATATATTCGAAAATAACTTTACTCTGTCTGAATGCGCTACCAACAATAACAATCTTGGTTCCAGGCACAAGAATGCACTTTAACATGCTATAAAGAGCTAAACTAAATGATTTACCAAAACCACGACTAGCAATAAACATAGGAAATGGTCTGTTCCAAAATTCTTGCATAAGCGCTACTTGTATTGGATGAAGTTCGATACCAAAAAGTAATTTTACTGTCGTACCAAAATAACGCGGGTTGGCGAGCAATCTTAACAAATGCAAATCAGGATTTTCTAGATCTTGTTTGGTTCGTCCGAACAAAGGATTATTCGGCAAAATGATTTCATTGAGATCGCCAAGATTTAACCAAGCGTTTTCAAATATCGAGTTGTTGTTTGTACTTTTCATAAACGCTTCTCATTATTCTAACTGCCATCTTTTCTGCATTATCACTATCTCCACAAAAGATAGTGTGTATTCCATACTTAACATGAAAACTCATGATCATTTTTAATATATAATTGTTGCTTACTCGTAATTTTTCCCACATTCTTTTAGGAATATCACTACCTACTGGAAAGTTATAAACATCATCTAAATCAAATTCAAATAACATAAACTTATGAGGAATAAGACTTAATCGTTCTAGAAAATCTGGAAATCTACTTTCAGTTATATTATTAGCTATTTCGCTAACGCTTTGTTTTCTTTCTATAGATAATAAATGTTCTAAACCCTGAATAGTATAATCACCCGTATCTAATTTTTCTCTGCTTGTAGAATGAGCCCCAAACTCCCAGGGAAGTTGTTCTCTAGTATCAACTATTATTGTAAAAGGGTCAGTATTAGGCATTTTGCATATCTCTAAATTTTCTAGCTTTATTAATAGCTCTTTTAACTATTAAGCTAGCTGCACTTTTAACAAAAGGAATATTTCGTTTTTTAGTTTCTTCTTGTAACCATCCTAGAATAGTTTCTAGATTTTCTTCACACCATTCAATACCTTCTTCATTCATTTTTAAGGCATGTCTTTTACAACTACAATTAGGACCCGCCTTTATTCCTAAAGAACTAAACATACTATGTAAAATGCTACCTGGTCCATATGGTTCTTCTTCTAGGGTTTTAGGATATTGCTTTTGCAGAAAGAGTTGTATATCGTCTCCTGCTATCTGTAGAAATTTAGCTCTTGCTATATCTTTGGTTATGTTATCATGATATTCTTCTGAATTGAAGATAAGTATTGATTTTGGTATATATTTGATTGTCATAAGATATTCTTTAGTAGCATCATTATCAATATAAGCTATTTCTAAATAATCAGTAGTTATAGGAGGCGGGGACATTAATGTATTGCTTGCTGGATCTGTATATTTTGGGGGTTGTAAAGTTATTGGTTTTGCTAGTTTCATTTTAGTTTTCCTTTTACTATGAGTTGATTAAAAAAATTAATGTAAGCTTCTTCGTTTCCTGTAATAAGTTTATGATGATCATAACATAAACTAATACCGTTATCTAAATGATATCTTAACCCTGGGAAATCGCTCCATTTGTGAATATGGTGAGCTTGTAATTTGTTTCTTTTATTACATCCTGGCCATTGACAACAAAATTTATCTCGGGCATAAACCTTTTTTCTCCATTCTTTATACTGAGGATCTTGGTAATTTCTATAAGTCATCTAAATATTGAATACTTTCTGGTGTTAAGATTGGTTGATCTATAGTTTGATCTTCATACTGATGGTTTTGAAAAAGAGTTTCTCTGGCTTTTTCTGTGGCCATAGCTAAAATACTCATTTCTTTACCTTCTTTCTCACGAATTAGTTCATCTTCCAACATACGAATTAATCCAACCCAGCTGCTTTTTCCATCTTCAATTCTTTTAATACGTTGTTCTCTTGTGGCCTTAAGATCTTTCCCAATCTTTTGTTGTTCGCTCAATAACTTAGTATATTCATTAGTATAGCTCGCAATGCTATTCCTGGCAAAATTTAGTTGAGTTTCTAAGTTAGCTAAACGAGGAATATCTCTTTGATCTTCAGGAACACTATATTCTGCATCAACTTGTTTCTGGAGCCTTTCTGTTTCACTAATGTGTCTTTTTCGTTCTTTCATACTTCGGTTAATAAGTATGTCTATAGTAATAAATTGTTTGATTTGTAATTCTTCTGCAGGTAGCACGTCCTCTCTAAATTGTTTGATAAGGCTTATCCATGTATTTTCAAAATAATCCAACTCTCCAGTATCTTCATCAAACTGTCTTACTATTTCGGGCCAGAAAGTTTTAGCGTGTAATTTTACTCTTAGTATTTTGTCGTTATCGTTATCTTCGGCATCAAAGCTTAAATTGTTATTTACTATAAATTTTTCTATAGGTTTTACTGTTCTGTTAAGCTGATCTGCAATTTGTTCTATACTTAGCTTTCCTATGCTATTACGGATAAAACCCATTTCGTCATTGCCAAGTTTTCCTCTTTTTTTAATCATCGTTTAACATCTCTTTTATTTTATGTGCTAGCTTATCAATTTCATGTTTGTAAACCTTAGAGCCAGATTTGAGCTTAAGGAAAATTTTACGATAATCTTCAATAAGTTCTTCTTCTAAAAATAAAATAAGCTCTCTGTCTTCTGCATTCGATTGAGCACTAATAATATTTGGAAGATATTCTTTAATCTCATCTATGCTGTTTAGATACATTAAATTCTTTTTAGCGTTGTTTCTAATATGCCATAATTGATACATGCTGCAATCTGATTTCTTTTTATACTTTAAACAATCATTTTCAGTATCTCCGCAAAATTTATCATACATAGGACAACTGTTGCAGGGTTTATCTGGTCTTTGATAGTTGTCTCTTTTATAATTAAATAGCCGGTTTCTAACATGAGTCCAAAGAAAGTTTTCTAATGGTCTGTCATAGTCATAATTTTGTAATCCTTCTATAGCAAAAACACTAATTTGCTGTTTCATATCTTCTATTTCATGATATCCAAATTTGAATTTATAAGCCAATTTTTTAGAAATAATATTGATAGTATCCAGAAGTTCTTGTTCGCTAATTTTTTTGTTTGTCTGTGTTTTCTTCTTGGCTTTTCTTTTCATGTGCTTGTAGAGTTTCTTGTAGATTTTGATCTGGTTGCGATAAATCTTGTTCTATATCTAGATCCTTAGACGCAACAGAATGAAGTTCGCTCTTTATTATTCTAATATCCATGATTACTCCTTTTTATTATATTATAGTAGATTAGACTAAGTTGTTGTCAAGCGAAATATAAGTACACTCTTTGTATGAGTTTGATCTGGAGCTATTATATAGCTAACCCAAGGAGGACCTTATGAAAAACGGAAGACCAAAAAATTGTCTTGATAAGAAAAAGAGAAAAACAAGAAGAATTTTTAATGGTGTAGAGGAACGGGGAGTAGTTCAGGATTATGCTAATGGGATGACAAAACCAGAAATTATGGTAAAATATAATATTAGCAAGAGCGCACTAAGAAAACTGCTTCAACAAAGAAATGTTTCTTTGAGAATCACATCAAGCGAAATTGAGCAAATGCAACTTCTTAGTCTTAAAAGCAAAAATAAAATTAGTGGAATTTATCTTATAGAAGTTAGAAGAAAAATTAGTCTTATTGATACTACCAACTCAAAAGATTCTGCAATATTTCAAAACCCAAAAATTTATGTAGGGTCTAGCATTAATGTTATAAGCAGATTAAGATCTCATATGCACGATTTAAAAAGAAAAAAGCACTTTAATAGGGAGTTGCAAAAAGACTATAACTCAAGAAAGTATACTTTTAAATGCTATCTTATAGAGGGAGAAATTAATGAAAAAGATCTTCTTGATGTTGAAAATAAATATTTATTAAAATGGAACACTAGTTCTTATTATAATAAAAATAAACACCCAGAACTAGAAACAATTTTACCATTTTTGCAGAAAGCAGTAGGCGCTAAAAGTTATAATGATAATTATACATTGAGCACAGAAAATTTTTATGATGAAACACCTTGCAAAGAAGCAAATTATGTTAATGGTCAAAGAGGATATGGATCTTTAAATATAGTAGTAAATGGAGAGGAAAAAACTCTTATGAAACATAGAGTAGCTTTTTGGGAACATTATGGAACTTACCCAAAGCTGGTTAGGCATTTGTGTAATAATAGCAAATGCTATAATCCTCTTCATCTGATGGAAGGAAGTCATAGTCAAAACGGATTAGATAAGAGAGGAGATTTTCCTGAACTGTTTGAGAAGAAGTGGTTAGAATTTGGTGCAGATATAGGAGAGCTAAGTGATTTCTTTAAGGATAAGTGGAAGCAAAATCAAGAATATCGAGGAACTAAAGTAAGTTATTCTGTTTTTGAATGGGAGAAGAAATTAGGATTGAGAGAAAAGTATCCTGAAGTTTTAGATAAAAATAAGAATCGTCGTTTTTCTATTGCTCATAGAAACAAACCAAAATCTAGAAACAAACCAAAATCTGTGTCAAGAGTTAAAGTTAAAAAACAAAAGACTCTTTATGATGAAATTATGAGAAATGCCGAGCGTGTTGAGTGTCCTTTGGCTGTGAGTAGTGGAGTTGCCACATTTGTAAAAGCAACTTATCTTAGATTTTCGGATCAGGAGATTTTTGATATTTTAAAAGAGCGTTTTAAGAAACTCTATGATCCTGTGCAAATCTTTAATACAAGATTGTATCTTAGTCTGTACCGCAACCCTAGTGAACAAGAAAGATTCAGCCGATTTCACGAATCTATACAGCCAATGGCGATGGTTTAGGTAGTACATTTTTTTAAAAGGGGTGCCTACTATTCTTAGATGTCCTCCGGTTTTTCGGCATCCCTCAGAAAAATCATAAAAAAATATATAATATACGGCATATAAATGAGCCTCCCGCAAATGGGGGGTATATCTCTTTTTTTAAATGTTTAGTATATGGGGGTATACCTTACCCCCCCACCCTAGATAAAACCTTAAGGTAGTGTACGGGGGTATACCTTAGCCCCCACCCTAGGGAAAATCTGTCGATTCTCATTCGCCAAAGTGTCCACTAAGAAAATCTGAAAATCCAAAATGACGTAAGTCTAATGATACCAACGACTTATGACCAAATCGTGAAAATCTCTAAAGATTTTGCTAGACATGAGCCGATCTACTCTGTAGAATGATGGCATAAGGAAAACGAGAAAGAAAAGGAAAAAGAAAATGAACTTCACAACTGCAACCCTGTTCACCGCTCGCATCTATGACGTATTCGGAGAAGTGATTGACTACACTACTCACTCCGATGCAGCGATGCTAGAAAACATTGTTCGTGGAGATTGGGAAGGCAGCGATTGGGCTGTCAGTTTCACAATCTTCAACGACAAGAATGAGGAAATCGTTTCTGACGAAATCTGATTCAAGGGGTTGACAAGAAAAAGCCGATACTCTAGAATAGAGAAAACGAGGGAAAGAAAATGACGATTCAAGTTCAAAATACGCTTCGCCGCCTAGTTGCCCATCACGGATATTCCGCTTCATTTGTTCAGCATATGGGCGAGGGTATCTGCCTTTACAGCATCGGCGGAATCATGTACCGCATTCGCGGAGATGGAAACATCCTGTAAAAACATTTGTTCAGTATTGACCGGCCAAGAAAATCTGATATACTAGGGAAAAGGAAAAAAGGAAATGATGAAAAAGATTCAGCATGGTGATCGGTTCTCTTGTGGTGACGTTGTTCAATGGGTATCCGCTAGTGGCAACCCTTACATTGGAGAAGTCGAGAGTATCAAGGAAGGGATTGATTCTCGCGGAGACTTGCTTGGTGTACGCTTGTTCAATGGCAAGGGTTATCGTAACGCCTACGATAATGAGAACGATATCGAAACGCTTGAGAGGGTAGCATGATGAAAAGGTTCGACCAATCTGATCTTGAGTTCACTACTATACTACTGTTCCTCACTGTAACTGTGTTCAGTATCTTCTACTGCTACACACCCATACCTACCATGTAGTGTACACATGTACACACACACACACACACACACTCACACATGTACACTGTCACACCTAACCCAACCCCCTATGCGGGGGGGAGGGAGGGGAACACCCCCCATTGTGGGGGTGCGGCGGGCGCGGCATCCCCCATTAGGGGGGTATGCTGCCAGAGCAAACGGTGTGCCAAACTATTTTTGGCATGAGATTTGCTACAAAAAATTTTTTTCTTTTTTCTCTTGACGGCTCAAGTCTAGGCTGTATAATGTCGATATGAATGGTAAGGAAACAAGGAGTAAGGAAATGAACAGTTTCGATGAGATCCAAGTGGAAGAGTTCTTCGGTGAAGTACAGGTCGCCACTAGTGGGTGCTGCAATCAGTTCCTCGACGATACTCATGTCGAGTACGAAGTGTGCCCGTGCTGTGGTGACCATTGTGAGGTCATCCTCGACTACATGCCAGTTCGACTGTAAGGAGTAGACAAATGTTCAGCATCGAAAACAATGGCCCATACTTTCAGGCTGTACTCGAAACCATGAGCGATGAGGAGATAACCGCTCGCATGCACGGTGCAAGCCGTAGGCTATCTGATCAAACGATCAGTACTGCACACCGTACACTACTGCGGTGCATTATCACCGAAGGTGCAACCGAGTTGCGAAAGCGGTGGTTCAACTAGTGTACATCTGTACATCCTAAACCACCCGCCTATGTAGGCCACACGCAAGGGGAAACACCCCCCATTGTGGGGGTGCGGCGGGCGCGGCATCCCCCATTAGGGGGGTATGCTGCCAGAGCAAACGGCGTGCCGAAAAAGTTTTGGCATGAGATTTGCTACTCAGAAAAAATCCAAAAAAACATTTGTACACCTGTTGACACGCTCAAGTCTGGTTTGTAAAATGTCGATAAGTAAGAAAGACCTAAGGAAAGAAAAAATGAGAAACTCAACTGCTTGCTGTGACTTCGCCCGTGATGACCGTGATGGTTATGTGACCGCTGAACTGCGGATTGCCGCTCAATACCCAAAGCCCAAGTACGATTGGAAAGAACCTCTCCGAAAGATGGTCTGGGAGATGGATATCGAAGCGGTTCACGTTCAATACAGCCGATGCTTGGAAGAACAGAGAAAGACCACAAACTTGCATCGTAAGAGAGAGTTGGAGTTCATCGAAGTCTTGCTCTCAAATCGGATTAAGTGGAGTTGACAGCCCGAAACCAGTTTTGTAAAATCAAGCATCATCAACCCAAGGAACAGAGACATGGATACGATCAACTACACCGACGATGACTTTCTGACCGACGAAGAGTTCTTCGATGCTCTTGAAGATTTTCGCGGCCCTGACATTACGTTCACCTATACGCCTGAACAGGATGCGGCCTACGAAAGATACCTCGCAAAGCGACAAGCCAAGAAGCAACCCAAACCGCGAGACATCGCGGAGATGAAAAGCGAAGCGTATGCGAAACTGGTTGAGTTCTACAACAACGAAGACAACATACTGAACGAGCGTTCACCATTTGACGAGGAGTGAACGTCTGTACACTGAACACCTGTCCACCCCCCATTGTGGGGGTGGCGGCCCCGCGGCATCCCCCATTAGGGGGGTTGACAAAAATCTTTTTATTTTTCTCAAGAGTGGTGCAGAGAACAGCCGATACTCTCTATAGGAAAGAATGGTACTTGTCAAGGGGATACAAATGTTCACTGCTTTTTTCATGGTGTTTGGGTTTGGGTTTGGGTTTGAGGGGATCGAAGGGGATAGGGTCTATCTTGGGGTCTATACTCCGACTCATGAATATGGGTATGTTGTGGAAGATGGGGAAATCTGGCTTGATGTGGTCATGGAAAAAAATGAAAAAAATATTTGAGAAGGGGTTGACACGCTGCCGATACCCTGTATAATGAGAGCATCACAAGGAGAAAACGAAATGTTTGACGAAGACTACTGTGACGACTACGACCACGACGAATACGATGAGTGGGATGATGATGGTCAACCCGACGAGTACACCGAGTGGCAAGACTTGCACGGTGGCGACGATTGGGATCATGGTCAGTTCGATGGTGACTTCTAAATAAAGGGTATGAAAATGGTAAAGTTTGATGAACCAACATATGGTATCGGTTTCAATCGTAAGACTTGCAAGGCTGAGGCTGTTAAGTATACTCATGTAACAGACCACCACCTTGTAGGTTATAAACTCACTCTTGCGAGCAATGGCTCACTGCGTCCTAGTAAACTTAATAAGAGATTACATAAGGATTGGACGCCCGTTAGTCGTAAGCAAGTAGTTAAGTTTCTATCTCAGTGATAGTAACACCCGTACCCCCTCCTTTGGGGGGTGCGGGCCCGCCGCCATCCCCCATTCGGGGGGTGTGCCTAGCAAATGCCGTGCCAAATAAAATTTTTATTTTTTCTGGATTTTCTCTTGACACCGTGCCGATACTAGGTATAATCAGAGAACAACAGGCAAGAGAAGGAGAAGTGATGAAAATCTCAAATGTTATATGGTTTTTCTTTGTTTTGTTCTTGGTTTGCTATCCTATTATTGCGTTCATCTCTGCATCAACCGGAATAGATATTGAAACAGTCGGCAAGGTAGTTAGTGAGGCTATTATTGCTATCTTTTGTATAGGTACTATTGGATTGTTTTTTATTGGTATACTTTTAGGAGGCTCGAAAGAATAATGGGTGCAGTAATCGCTATTTTTATCGCTATCAAAGTTGCCTCGTGGCTTGACTCGATAGAAGACTAGTGTTTCACCTTATCCTAAAAGATGAGAATGGCCCATTGACTGCCAGTGAGTTTTTGGTATAATG